CATAGCAAATATTGCAGGGCTGGACGCAGCGGTAACGGCCATTGTGGAACGTGTTGTTACCGGACTTACGGCGCAATCCCAGCGGTTAAACAGCATAGGGCAAGACATGGACAAATATATAGCTGCTGGCATGGTGTCCGGCGTGGTAAACATCACGAACACCGTTCCGCAGCTTGTGCAGTCGATTGTAACGGCCTTCGTCGCCCAGCATCCGAAGTTCACAACGGAAGGCGTAGACATTGACAAGGCCATAGCTTCCGGCATGGTTTCCGGCATTCCGGAGATTACCGCAAAAGTGCCGCAAATCGTGCAGCCTATCATTGACGCGCTGCGGGGCTTCGTTTCGGAGTTCACCGCAGCGGGTGAAGAAATGGTGCGCGGTATTTGGCAAGGCTTTCAAAACCTTTCCGGCTGGCTGGAAAGCAAAGTGCGTTCTATGATGCGTGAAATTGTGGCCGCCGTTGAAGATGAAATGGACATAAATTCCCCGTCGAAAGTATTTGCGGGAATCGGCGCATACATGGCCGAAGGGTTAGCGGAAGGCTTTGCCCGTGAAATGCAGGGCGTTGAAAAGACGATTCGCAAGGCTACGGCTTCAACCGTGCCGGACGTGTCGAAATCAACCGGAACACTTCCGCGCAGCGAAGGCGGCGTACAGGTGGTTCAAAACATCTACGCCAACGAAACGAGCTATGCGAAGCAGCAGCGGGAGGCCGCAAAGCAATTCAAAATGATTGCGCGGGAGGTTATGGCATAATGGCAAGGAAGATTGAAAAACTGATTTACACAAATGAGCGTGGGGAAAGCATCACATTTTCCCACGCTTCCGTTTTTCACACAAACGAGGTTAGCGGGCTTTCAGATGTGCGGAACGCTATATACAGCATTAACAGCATGGGGCAGGACGGCGACACGTATTTAGGAAACCGAATTGAAAGCCGAGAAATTGAAATTGTCGGCAGCATCAACGAGCGGGACAAAGATCAGATGCGGGAATACCGTAGGAAAATGAACCGCATTCTTAATCCGCAGTATTCGGCAACGCTCACGTATGAATATGGGGACTTCCGACGCGTCATTGATTGCAAGGTTGACAATGCGCCCGTGTTCAGCAGGAAGGCAATATTTCAAGATTTCACGGTGCAGTTGCTTTGTTTAAATCCGTTTTGGAGGAAAGAAAGCAAGACACGCGACGACATAGCAACGTGGATCGGCGGCTTTTTCTTCCCGCTGCAAATTACGGCGGTAAACGATCCGCAATGGCAAATAGGTTATAGGCAGCCTTCGCTTATCGTGAACGTGTACAACGACGGCGACGTAAAAGCGGGAATTCGCGTTGAATTCCGCGCGCTGGGCGTAGTCGGCAGCCCTTCCCTTCTCAATGTTGATACGCAGGAATTTATAAAGCTTAACTTCACAATGGAGGCAGGCGACGTGTTGAGCGTGTCCACAGGCTACGGGGAAAAGGAAGTAACGTTGCGGCGCGGCGGCGTGGCCTCTGATGCGTTCCGCTATTTGGACGTGGATAGTTCTTACCTTCAACTTTCCGTTGGCGACAATCTTTTCAGATATTCAGCGGAAAGCAACCTTGAAAATTTGGAGGTTTCCATATACCACAATGATCTTTATTTGGGGGTGTGACGCATGGAGCTTTATATATACAATCGCGCAATGGAGCTTCAAGGGGTAATTGATGAAATTGCATCCCTCATTTGGACGCGGCGGTATTGGTCGGCTGGAGAATTCAAGCTTCTTGTTCCATTCAAGGAGCGGCACGCGGCAACGTTGGTAAAGTACAACATTATCATGCAGCGCGGCGGCGCAGAGGCCGCGGAAATCCGCTACGTGAACATTAAAAAGAATTCGCAGGGGCTTGAAGAAATTGAAGTGCAAGGGAAGTTCCTTACGTGCTGGATCGGAAAGCGAATTGTGCGAAATCAGATCATTACAACGAGCGGGACGCAGGATATTCTATACCGGATCGTAAATGAAAACGTGATTTCCCCTATTGCTTCGTCCCGCAAAATTCCGAACGTGCTACTTTGGCCGGACGACGTGGACACGGGAAGCGGGACGATTGACTATACTTCCGAGCCGTTCACAAATGCGCTTCTTGCAGCGGAAACGGCAGCGAAGGCCGCGAAGCTGGGCTTTCGGATGATTACGGATGCCCGCACGGGCAAGCACTATTTCAGCGTGTACGCTGGAAGGAACTTAACAGCCGATCAGACAGAAAACCCGCCTTGCATCTTTTCGCAGGAATTTGACAATATCGCAGAACAGGAATACACGAACAGCATTGAAAATTTCAGAACGACGGCATATGTTGGCGGCGAAGAAACAGAACCGCGCGTTGTGGCAGAGGTTGGCAGCGGAGCGGGCGGCCTTGATCGGGATGAAGTCTTTGTGAATGCAACGGACATTACGAAGATTTATAAGGACGAAAACGACAACGAAGTAACCCGCACCGAAGCGGAATACCTGTCATGCCTGCAAGCCCGCGGCGCGTCCGAACTGGAACAGTACGCCGAAACGTTGAGCTTCGCAAGCAATATCAATACGCACGCGAATTTGAAGTACAAAGAAGATTATGATCTTGGGGATCGCGTCACGTGCGTAAATAAGCGTTGGGGAATAAAAATCAATGTGCGCATAACTGAAATTACGGAAACGTACCAACAGAACATAGCGGAAATTGATATTACTTTCGGGGAAAGCTTGCCCACGCTGCTTACTCAAATACGGCAAATCACAAAGTAAAGGGGTGTACACATGGAAAAGTCAAGCTTTTTTAATTCGGTCGGCGGCGACAGGGTTTACAACGCTGAAAATTGGGCTGAATATTTCAGTTCGTTTATAGGCAACGGCGTTTTTCCGTCGCCGTCAACAAATTTACAGGTTGTAACTGGCGACGGAATGACAATCACGATCCGAGCGGGCAAAGCGTGGATCAACGGGTATTTCTATTTCAATACGAATGATCTTTCGATTACGCTTGCGACAGCGGACGGCGTTTTGAACCGCATTGACCGGATTGTAATTCGCTGGGATTTGACAAACCGCATTATTTCGGCGGCGGTGAAATCCTCCACGCCCTCCGCTTCCCCGTCTGCGCCTGCACTTCAAAGGGATGCCGACGCATACGAACTTTGCATTGCGGACGTGCTGGTAGGCGCGGGCGTTACGGCGGTGACGCAGGGCAATATAACAGATCAACGGCTAAACGCTGCGCTTTGCGGCGTGGTGGCCGGAGTAGTTACACAGATTGACACGGCGGCGTTCAACGCCCAGCTTCAAGCGTGGTTCACGGAATATCAAGACCTTTCATTGCAGGAATACAACGATCTTGTGTCCTATTTCGATTCGCTGCGCCTGCAAGGGGATCAACAGTATGCAGCCCTGCAAGCATACATGAACGCGTTCAAAGTGGATGCGGAAAACGATTTTAACGCGTGGTTTGCCGCGCTGCAAAACGTTCTTGACGAAAACACGGCGGGGCATTTGCTGAACCTTATTCAGAACAACACAGCGCGCATTGAAATAATCGAAGCTGTGCTTTTCAACGACATTACAACAAATCCGTTTCTTATCCTGTTTGATGATCTGGAAGGCGTTGTTGCAACGGGCGTTTGGAATGCGGCGTTAGAAAGGATCGAATGCTGACGCGCTGCGCCTGCACGGGCGCGGAATTATCGTGCATCATAGGCAACATGTTCACAGAGATTAAACCGCCGTGTGACGTGTGCGGCGCGGAGGGCGTGACGCTTTGCGGGGTTACGCCTTCCGGCCATGCGGCAAAACTGACTATTACCGCGGCGGGTTTTGATTTTGAAGGGTGCGCCGAGGATATAGAAACGCTGGAGCGGATCAGAAAGGGGCGTTGCATTTATGCGCGGACAGGAGCGGGAACGGAAAGAGCCTTCGGAATTCAACGTTGTTGTGAAGGCGAAAGACCTTGTAAAACACAGTTTCACGGTAACGAACAGCACGCAGAAATTCCCGAAGAAGTACCGTTTTACGCTGGTGAACCGAATACAGGATAAAGCGGTTGATATTTACGAAATGACGCTTGAAGCAAACGAATTAGATTTGCGGCAAGCGGACGAATTCAGACAACGGCAGAGGCTTCAAGCAAAGGCATTGACCTATTGCAAGGAGCTTCTATTTTTTATAGAGCTTTCGCATGAAATGGGCTTCATTTCTTTTGACAGCTGCGAATACTGGTCGAAACTGGCACTTGAAGTGAAGTACATGATCGCCGCGTGGAGGAAGCGGGACAAAACGAGAGCTTAAAACCGTTTGGGGAATGCCTTGTCACGCCTAACGCGTCGAATTCCCGCAACGTGCGGATCGTCAACACTTCGGGCGCGTTGAACAACAACAACGCGTACAACGGGAACAATGGCGTTCGTCCGCTTCGGTGGAACTTGCGATTGAGTAGGCCGCAGGCTGAAAACAGTAAACCACCATCAAAGGAAGGCGTTTCCCGTCGCCGCTATCCACAGCGGGGACAAATACAGGATTGTTGATGCCGGAGCATTGCACACTGGCAAGGCCGAGGCTGTACACGGCAAGGAGTTCTTTTAACTATGACCGACTTTGAAAAAGTCTGGAGTTTTGAAAACCTATACCGCGCGTACCGAAAGGCACGCCGCGGCAAACGGTGGAAGGGCGCGGCTGCGAAGTTTGAAGTAAACCTTTTGGAAGCCCTCAACCTGTTAAGCTATCAGCTAAAAACAAAAACGTACAGGCTTTCGCCTTACAATACGTTTGAAGTGTTTGAACCGAAAAGGCGCGTTGTCATGTCCAACGGGTACAAAGATAAAGTTGTGCAGCACGCGCTTTGTGATAACGTTCTTGAACCAATCCTTACGCGCAGTTTCATAAAAGATAACTACGCGTCACAGGTGGGAAAAGGAACGCACTTCGGGCTTGACAGACTGGAAGAATTTATGCGGAGGTTTTACCGTAGAAACGGGGTTGAAGGTTGGGTATTGAAATGCGACATATCAAAATATTTCTACTCAATAAAGCACGATACGTTAAAATCCTTAATCCGCAAGCACATAACCGATCCAGAATGCCTTTGGCTGCTGGATATGATTATTGACAGCACCGAAGGCAACGTAGGAATTCCGATCGGGAATCAATCTTCGCAGCTTTTCGCGCTTTTATACCTTTCGCCAATGGATCATTTCATCAAGGAAAAATTAGGCGTGAAATATTATGGCCGCTATATGGATGATTTCTATTTAATCCATGAGGACAAAGAATATTTACGCCGTTGCTGGAAGGAGATAGAAAACCATGTGCAAAACTTAGGGCTTACGCTCAACGCGAAAACAAATCTATATCCGTTGAAAAACGGGCTTGATTTCTTGGGCTTTCACACGTACATTACGGACACGGGTGCGGTGGTGCGCAAGGTTCGGCGCAAATCGAAGAACAATGCACGCCGGAAATTGAAGAAAATGCGCCACTTGCTGGAGGCCGGAAGGATCACGCCGGAAACGGTGCAGCAATCCTATAAAAGTTGGCGCGGACACGCCGAAAAAGGGAACTGTTATCACCTTATCCGCGACATGGATCAATATTATAATCAAATATTCAAGCAAACCGCCGCCGTACAACAATCGGGCGGCGGTTCTGTTTTGGCAAAGGAGGAAAGCAAAGAATGGCAAAATCATTAAGTACCCTTGCCGTTGGGACGAAGTTTGAAGTTCCGGTAAAGACGGCCTTTCAATCAATCTTGGGAAGCAAGGTTGTTTTCAAAATGGCTGACAAAAACCATACCGGCTATCCTTCCGGAGCGGTTACGCTGATAACCGATCGGATCATTGCCCTGCTTCCGTTCGACGCGAAAGAGCCGAGCAACAGCAATTCGGATCGGCAGAACTACGGAAACAACCGCTATTCCTATGCAAACTTGCTTCAATGGCTGAACAGCAATGCCACGGCGGGAAATTGGTACAGCGCGAAGCACGCCGCGGACGCTTCCCCCGCGTCGGCGCGGGTTTCCGTAAACCCTTATGACACGTGGGCGGGCTTCCTTTCAATGCTGGACGATAATTTTGTAGCCGCCTTAATGAGTACAACGCAAACGGTGGTTCTGAACACCGTCACGGACGGCGGCAGCTATGAAACCGTCACAAGCAAAATGTTTCTTGCTTCCACAACGGAAGTCGGGCTTGCAAACGAAAACAGTATTGCGGAAGGTTCAAAGCTTGCATTATTTTCTGATGATACAAGCCGCCTTGCCTACTGCACGCAGGCCGCCATAGACACAAGCCAATATTCCAGCGATCCCACAACGTCGGCGGCTTGGTATTACTGGCTTCGCACGCCTAACGCGTCGTATTCCCGCATCGTGCGGAGCGTCGACACTTCGGGCGCGTTGAGCGGCAACTACGCGTACTACGGGCACTATGGCGTTCGTCCGCTTTGTAATCTGGAATCCGGAATCTTGGTATCTGACAATGTGAACGCAGATGGAAATTACGAATTCCAATGGAATCAAGCCCCGTCCGCGCCGTCCGGAATTAGTGTGCCGTCAAGTTGTTACAGCGGGCAAAACATTTCTATTTCGTGGGGAGCTTCAACCGATCCGGACGGCGACGCGATCACCTACATTTTGGAGCGTTCCGCAAACGGCGGCAGCTATACGCAAGTGCAGGCTTCCGCGGCGCGCACGTTCGCGGAAATGGTGTCCACAAGCTGGAATACGCTTCGGTATCGCGTGAAGGCACGTGACAGTTTCGGCCTTGAAAGTGCGTATATCACTTCCGGAACGGCGGCGGTAATTCACAATCAGCCGCCCGCAATTTCCGGAAGCAACGCCAATCTTGGGACGAAGGAAGAGGGGTTCACATATTCCTATTCCGTTACCGATCCGGACGGCGACACCGTAACCGTTGTTGAGGCGGTGGACGGGAACGCGCTTAAAACGCATACGCCGACGCTGGGGCAAACCTACAACGCCGCAGTTACCGGAAACGCGTTTACCGCTCTTGCAAACGCGGCGCACACGCTCACCATTACCGCAACCGACACGGCGGGGAATGTAAGCGTGCGCACGCTGACTTTTACGAAGGCAGTAACTTCCCTCGCGGTAACGCTGGCCGCCCCGCTGGAGGCGACGGCGCAGCCGAAGCGGGCAAATATCACGGTAACGCGGGATATTCCCGCGGGCGGTTCGTTCATGGTTGAGGCGACAAATAACCCGTTCGATCCTTCGCCCGCGTGGGAGGATTGCACGAATGCGGTTCTTGCTGGGCTGGCGCATGTCTTTGAAAACACCGAAAACAGCGCGCTTCAATTCGGCCTTAATATTCGCGTGACGGTGCAGCGCGGCGAAGCTATTTCGCCCTGCTGGATTTCGGGGATCGGGGGTAATTTTGAATGAGCGTAACACACAAAAAGGATGCAAACAGGGTTGCGGAACTGGAAGCGCAGATCGTGGAACTGAAACAGGAAATCAACAAACGGGATGAAGTGATCGAAAAGCAGCTTACCGACGCACAAATAGCCCTTTGTGAAATCTATGAAAGCATGGTGAATTGACTTGGCTAAAATCTACGCGGAGCTTATCCGAAAAGGCGTAAAGACGCTTGCACAAGTGCCGGAATCGCTGAAAGCGGCGGTTTCTTCATTGCTGGAGGAATCCGGAAATGATTAACATATTTCTATTCTTTTTCAGAAAGGAGGCGTTCAACGTGGCCGTTATTTATGCAACGCTCATTGTGAAGGGAAAGAAAACGATCAATGACGTTCCCGCCCTTATTCGGGAACAGGTGAAACAGGTTCTTCGCGATATTGATTGCGGGGAGCTTGCCGAAGAGAACGCATAACAAAAACGACAGAGAGGAAACGGGGCGGCATAGCAGGCCGCCCCGTTCGTCATTCGACGGGTGAAAACAATGCAGGACATGAGCGGGATTTTAACCGCAATTTCCGATATTAGCGCCATTTGTGTAATCTTCTTCGGCTTTGCGGCCTTTTCCCGCAACAAAAAGAAGGATGATTCGGACGACGGCAAGGCCGCAGGAACGATCCTTACTGAATTAGGGTACATCAAAGGCGGCATTGACGACGTGAAGGCAGAGCAGCGGGAACAGCGGAAAACAAATACGGAATTCGTTACACGTCTGACGGCGGTTGAAGAAAGTGCAAAGCAGGCGCACAAGCGAATTGACCGGATGGAAATTCAGAAATAACATTGCGCGGCGGGGGCT